AAAGTGTGCAAAAGGTTCTACACCCATGCCATGACCCATAGGTTGTTTAATACCTCTCATCATTTCAAAGCCTTGCAACTCTAAATGACCCATCATAATACCTTTATTACTTGCTAAGAAGTTCATTGATGAATCCCAATTCTCTGAGTTAATCCATGGTACTAAATGCACATCACAACCATCATAGTTTAAGGTTGATGGTTTCATAATAATATTAATATTGCTTGTGTAATAACCTAATAGTTCTTTAAGAGAACAGAGATCATTTGTGTTTTTATGGAATACATCATGGTTACCTGGAATAATATCCATGGTCATACCATTCTGTTTCATAGGTTCAAGGAAATGTCTACGGTTAGCATTCAATGCTTTAAAGTTTACAAACTTACGATGATCATAATAATCACCAAGATGTATAATCTTTTTTATATCATTGTCTTTACAGAATGGAAAGAATACTTGCTCATAGAATCTCTCTTGAAAGTCTATGAATATCTCTGAACTATTCCTTACACCGCAATGTGTATCATTTAATAATGCTATCTTCATACAAATTGATTTCCTTTAAACCAAAAAACTAAACTATATCTTGTACCCTTTGTAACCTTATCTACCTTATGCCAAACATGAGATGGAAATACAGTAATACCACCTGTAGATTTAGATATTTTTTTAGGATCTGTTTTATTATATTCTAATGCGTTATCAAACCACATATCACCACCTTTAAAATCATCATTTAGATTTATAGTAACACTTATCTTTCTTATTTTACCAGCATCATCTGGTTGTTCAAATGAATCTCTATGCCAATCATAATAACCACCTTTATTATATTCAGTAAATTGAATTGAATCAACTGGGTCCCATTGGAAATTCCAACCTGCGCTTTCATTTGCTGTATATATGTATGGTATTAATAACTCTACTATCCATCGATCATCTAACCACACAACATTTGAATCTCTATAATTTTCTTGTTTATTTTGAACAACGGCTTTACTTTTTTGTTTAGATAAACCTAATTCAATTATACGATTACATGTCTCAGAGTCTAACGCTTCTGGAAATGACCAAACAAAATGTTGTAATCTCATACTACCTCCATGGTTCACCCATTACCCAAACAACTAAACTATACCGTGTACCCTTTGTAACTTTTGTTACCCTATGATATGTATCAGATGGGAATACAGCTATACTACCTAAACCAGAACGTACTTTTCGTGGTGTTTTATTCCAATAATGATCTTCTGAATCTATTTGTAATTCACCACCTTCATAATCATCATTCAAGTTTATAGTAATACTTATCTTTCTTGTTGCACCACCTGTTTTACTTATATCTATATTTGTATCGCGATGCCAAGTATAATGACCACCCACTTCGTATTTAGTAAACTGGATCATTTGAGGAGTATCATAATCAAAATTCCAACCAGCATGGATATTTGCTGTAGCTACATATTCCATAATCTGTTGCATAATATATGGGTCGTGTATCCATCCAGTTTCGCAAACACGTAATGTCCTTGCAGGTTTTTTACCTCCGTCAACCGTGGCACTTTCTATAATTTGTTCTTCACCTATTCGTATTAGTTCATTACATGTATGCTTATCTAATGCGTTATCGAATACCCATGCACTATGTTTTAATCTCATCTCTTATCTCCTTATTTATTTCCCTAGCCTTTTCTAATAGACTAAGTTTACCTTTACCAGATTTTACAAAGGCACTTGTATCTTTTGGAAAGCACATACCACCAAATCCGTATTTTCTATCTGGTCCAGGAACCATCATATGACTTCTGCCAATACGATTATCCATACTTACTATTTGTGTTAATTCATCAAATCCATCTTCACCAAACATACTATGTAGTTCATTAAAGAATACAACCTTTGTGGCTAGAAATGAATTGATTGTGTATTTAGCGTATGCCGCTGTTCTCATATCAGTAAATTTAACAGCACCCATCCATATACCAGATTGCTGAAAGATCTCATACCAATATCTACATTGATGTCCACCAAATATAATAAATTGTTGATTCTGAAATTCTTCTGTCGAATCAGCTTCTGTTAAAAATTCTGGATTAAATGTTAAAGCTTTATCTTCTGAAAGTAAATCAACTAATTCTACAGAGATAGTTGACTTAATAAGGATAGGAACTTTTGGTGCTTTCTTACGTATAACACGGATGTATTGTTCAACTAACATATCATCACATTCACCTGTTGGACCTTGAGGTGTAGGTAAACATAATATAATACCATCCCATTCATCATATGCTTTTGCATAAGTAAATTCATGCTGATCTTTATCTACTATGTCTATAACATTATTTTTAGATAAACCTTCGTGTACAGCTTTACCTACAACACCGTGACCGATAAGTAATAAGTTTTTCATCCTTTCATTATATCATAGTTTTCTTTATTGTACATACTTTTAAACCAATCTGCAAAATGTTTAATTCCTTCTTGAATTGATACCTTTGGACTATATCCCAGTGATTGAGCCTTACCTATATTTGCTTGTGTAGATTTGACATCTGCGGGATGCATAGGCAAATAGTTCTTTAAAGATACTCTGCCTAATTCATTCTCTAAACATTCTATATAATCCATTAACTCATTTGATTTACCTGTACCAAGATCATATATTTCATGTTGATTCTCTTGGGGTTGGTTAAGCATATACTCTAATATAATTTCAATACCATCAACTAAATCACCAACATAAGTAAAGTCTCTTTGCATGTCACCTTCATTATAGATGTCTATTGCTTTACCTTGAGACATAAGATCTGCGAATGTATGCAAAGCCATGTCAGGTCTACCATACTCTCCATAAACAGTATAAAACCTCAAGCCGCTTGAAAGTAATTTAGATGTTTCAAATTGTTTTTCGTTTACATATTTAGACCAAGCATAAGGATTAAGATGATCAGAATCTACAGTAGATGATGAAGCATATACAACAGGTATTTCATATTCCTCACATGCATGAATCAATCTTTGAGTTCCAGTTATGTTTGTATCAATATACATTTGTGGATTCTCTAAAGAATGTCGTACACCTGCATGTGCAGCTAAGTGTATTACTGCATCATAATTTTCTAGATGATGTCTCCATGGGATAATCTCTATATCATGATTATATGTTTTGATACCATACTTATCTTCTAATATCTTTGCCCTATCATGTTTTAATTGAGGATCATAGTAGTCATTAAAGTTATCTACACCACCAACTTCATAACCTTGCATAGCTAACTTCTCAGCTGTATGAAAACCTATAAAGCCAGCAATTCCAGTAATATATATTTTATGCATATTCCATAACCAATTCTAAACCTTTTTTCTTTTTAACCTTCTCTTCCTTCTCAAACTCTTTTACTTGTTTATCCACTTCTTTAATCTTAGAAATCTTCTCACGAAGTGTATCAAGGAATGATTGGTCAATTGGACTATTCATGTCAATAGAAGATACAAAGTCTTCAATGTTTGCTTGCTCCATGAATTTGAATTTGATATCAGCTTGTTTCTTTTCTTTTACAATACGTCTAATAAAAGCAAAGTAAGCTATCTGTGTGAAATAAGAAAATGCATTAGGCTTACCAGTTCTTGTGCTTGCATCTATTCTATAATTGTATATTGCTTTCAAACAATTCTCTACTCCATCCATTACCATTTCATCTCGGTATGTATATCGTACAAAGTTTGGCTTGTGAGATAATCCTTCACAGATCTTCATAAAGCATATTGCAATATAATCTGGTACTACTGGATTCTTTGAGCCAGCCTCTTTGGCTTTGTTTGCCTCAGTTACGTAGTCAACTACTGCATATGAGAAGTCTCTATTGTTTACGTAATGGGGTTTGTCTCTAGGTTTAATTTTTTCAGGCATAATATATTTCCTATTAGTTCAAATGTATTACCATTATAACATATAATTGTCAATTGTACATACTTAAACGCTAAAAGATGAGCCGCATCCGCATGTTGTTTTTGCTTGTGGGTTGGTCACACTAAACCGTGATCCTTGTAGATCTTCTAAATAATCAATTGTAATTCCTTCTAAGTATTGATAGCTCATTGGATCAATACGTAATTCCATACCATTCTTCTCAAGACTAAAATCACCATCTATTATTTTCTTATCTAATATAAAACCGTAATTAAAACCTGAACATCCACCACCTGTAATATAAACACGTAGGTGTTCATCCCCGGATTTCATTCCGGCGACTTTAGTTGCAGCATTATCAGTTATTTGCATATTTATTTTAGTTAAAGTGTGTACAAAGCGGCTTTTCTATGTTATAATAAAAGAGTATCTTTGCGGGGGGATAGTATATTAGTGGGTAGTGGCGTTTCCTTTCATTACCTTCATTTGTTCTTCAATCATCTCTTTGTCACTTTGTATTTCATCTAATATAATTTTCATATAGTGTGCTTTAACATCATCATTCACATCAGAAGTTAACATGATATTAAAATCTTCTATGACATGTAATTTCTGATTAGAGAATGGTAACCATGGTGTCATAATATAATGATTGTTTAATGGATCGATGTCTTCAACATGTACTCTCATCGGTTCTTCTATACCAACAAGTGCACCATTAGATTCATCATCTAAACTATGTGTATATGCAATAATTGATTCACCTGATACTAACTTAAAAAGCTTTACAGGTAACTGTGATATGTCTTCAGGGAAATGTTTGTCCATGTATGTATTTATAATAATTTCACCTCGTGGATCTTAAATTTGAACCTTTCTTTTGAATATATTTTAACTCTTTCAGCACTATGATTTAATGTATAATTCTTATTAGCTTTCCAATGTAGGTCATCTGCAATGTCATATACCGTTGTATCAAGTGTACTCTTTCTTAATCCTCTACCAATACTTTGCAATACTCTTATCTGACTCTTACTAGGTGAAGCAAATATAATATTATGTAGGTTAACTATATTTATACCTGTAGAGAATGTACCATATGAACAGACTAATATAGCATTAGACTCTTGTTCGGTGATAGCTCTAATTTCTTCGCGCGTGTCAGCAGGTGTCTTACCGCTTACATAAAACACTTTGCGCTTATCATCTGTTGCAGCATCTATTAATCTAAACAGTGGTTCACCATGCTTCTCTACATATTGGAATAATACTAATGTATTACCTTTTAGATCGATAGCTAAATTCTTTATAAAGTTATTTCGTTTAGATGATGTAACAATCCAATCTACTTCGTCTTGGTATTTCATCTTACTTACTTCTTTACAATGCTCATCTTTATGTTTAAGTAATAATACATCAATCGATATATTAGCAAGATCACCACGATCGATTAATTCTTTACTTGTTGTGATATTCTTATGTGGTCCAAATAAACCTTCGAGGACAAGCTTATGTGTTTGTGTACCATCTAATGTACCTGTTAAGCCATATCGATAATTTGCATTCACACATTTAGTTAGGATACTTGTAAGTGATTTAGCTTTAAATCCATGAGCCTCATCACCAATAACCATACCAAACTGTTCGAAATATCCTTTCTGCATTTTGTATATAGATTGCCATGTAGACACATAGATCTTTTTAGTCTTATGACCTTTATCTTTACCAGCCATAATTTCGTGGCACATACCTTCTGCATCAAACAACGCGTCATGTTCTGAGTACTTCGCAAAGTCTCCCACCATTTGTTTAACAAGTGATGTAGTAGGAACAATTAGTAATACCTTATCTGCAATATGGTCATAGCTCATATCTAAGTAGTATCTCATCATAAGATATATGATATAAGATTTACCTGAGGCTGTAGGACTTACTAATAAACCTCGCTTATTCTCAAGTGCATATTGTACTGCATCTAACTGGTAATCTCTTGGCTTGAATGGTAATATATATTCATCGATAAAAGACATATCGACTTCTTGATGT